TCATACTATTAAGATTAGATTGGGTGGCAAATTACCAAGGCATACCATCGTTGATGATAGTAACAATATTATCGCAGACCAACTGCTCAACATCAAGCAAATAGAAATTGACGAAATTGAATTAGATTATTTGTTCTACTCACTTAGTAATTTTCATAAGCAGACAGGTGTCGTAGATGCAAAACCCGTATACGATGAAACACCACTTCCTGACAAATATACCAATATCGGTTGGAATGGCGAGTATCGTTTGAAGTTCTCTGTTCCTACCTATATGTGGTTCCTAGAAAACCTATAAATATCTGATGTTCATAAATCAGATTATTAGCGAAGCCCCAAAAGTTGGTCGTGCATTTCAACATGTAGAAGACCTTGTTCTTATTGATGGCAGCAATGGTGCTAATACTGCCATTTCTCGTCTTTCAACACTTGCTAGTAATCCACAAACCATTCGTTGGAAATGGGACGGTAAACCACAAGTATATTGGGGGCGTGAACCCAATGGTAAGTTCATCATGGTTGGACATAATGGTTGGTTAAAGCCAGACGGCAGTGGTAAAAGCAACAGTCCACAAGAACTTGTAAAATTTATTATGAACACTGGCAATGTTGCACCAGATAAGCAAGATGAACGCATGCGCTTTGCTAATGAATATGCAAGTTTATGGGCGTTATTTGAGGCAGCAACTCCACAAGATTTTCGTGGATATGTTTATGGTGATCTGTTGTTTATGCGCCGTCCACCACTAGAAAATAACGCATATACTTTTACTCCAAACAATGTTCAATATAGTGTTCCTACATCTACTGAACTTGGGCAGCGCATTTCAAAAGCAATCGCAGCCGTTGTAGGACATGCATATTTTCCGCAATTTGGTATGGGCGATGATCAGCAACAACCTATTGATGATTTTACCGCATTTAATAAGACACAAGGGCTAATTGTGTTAGGTCCACGATATGCACAACAACCTGTTAAGATTGATACAAAGAAATTACAAGACCTACAAAAGTATGTTGCAGTTAATAAAGGCGCAATTGATAACTTCTTAAATGATGAGCGTCTTGCTGCTATGAAAATGGCAGGGTTTAAAGGCGTTCTTTATAACTTTAATAACCAGATGGCCAGAGTTGGTAGAACCGCTGATCTTGCCAGTGAGTTTACTAATTGGTTAAGCAGTGGCAGTAAACAAAGTGCACCAATGCAACAAAAGATTACGGATTGGATTGCGCAAAATCAAAAAGGTTTTATTGCTACTTTTGCGGTACTAGAAAATCTACGCAGCGTTAAGAATCAAATCATTGACCAATTAGACAGCGAAGGTGGCGATATCCAACAGACTACCAAAGGTCAAAAAGGCGGTGAAGGTTATGTCAACTATGGCGAACCTAATATTAAACTTGTTCCTCGTCATCGTTGGACGCCAAATTAACCGCATTTGGGCGGTGTAATCCACCACAATGATAAATAAGTATATGGAAAACATATACTACATTTACCAATACATTGATCCAAGAACTAACCTACCATTTTATATTGGAAAAGGTAGTGGCGATAGAATGTATCGTCATCTTGCGGAAACAAAAGATAAAACAGAAAACCGTAAAAAATATGCAGTTATTAAAGGTTTGCAAAACAAGGGGTTAGAACCTATTGTTAAAAAAATTGCAGAGAACTTAACAGAAACAGTCGCATATGAAATGGAACGGCAACTTATAGAAAAGTATGGTCGCCGTGATTTAGATGAAGGTGGAATATTAACTAATATTTGCACAGATAATAGACCGCCACATTTATCTGGAAAAGATAATCCAATGTATGGTAAAAAAATAAGTGAAGAAACTAGGCAAAAACATATAAAATTGCGTGATAGAACTCGTGGAAAAACATATGAAGAGATATATGGTGCAGAACGAGCATCAGAAATTCGTGAAAAATTATCACAGGCTGGTGAAAATAATCCTTTTTATGGAAGAAAACATAACGAAGAAACTCGTGCAAAAATGAGTGAGAGGGCAAAAAATAGACCAAGCAATATGTTAGGCAAAAAAAGAAGTGAAAAAACAAAGTTAAAAGTTCAGTTAAATAATCCAAATCGTCGTAGTATCCATACCCCAGAGGGTATATTTTTAAGTGCCGAGCAGTATGCAAATACCATAAATAATATATCTGCTGTTGGATTAAGAAACTTATTAAAAGATTGCGATAAACCTATTAGTGAAAATCGTATTAGAAATAATAAATTACTTAAAAAAGAACACATCGGCAAGACACCAAGAGAGTTAGGATATTATTACATATGACTTTGACAACTCGCACTAACTTTGCCGAAGCATCTGGTCCTCATATTTCTTTCTTTTTTGGACGGCTCTCACCTCCACATTTTGGACATCGTGGTCTTATACAAACTACAATTACTTCTGCAAAGGCAGGTGCATGGGCTGGTTTTTTAAGTAAATCACATGATAATAAAAAAAATCCTCTTACCTATGACCAAAAATTAAAATGGGTCTATGCATTATATCCAGAAACAAAAAATCATATTGTTGAAGACCCATCAGTAAAAACATTTTTAGAAGCAGCAACATATCTTTATAACAAAGGTTTCCGCTCGGCTACCTTTGTTGCGGGAGAAGATGATATGGCGCAAATGCGTCCAGTTCTGGAAAAATATAATGGTAAGGAAATGGGGCATGGATTTTATAATTTTAATCCATTAACATTTATGGAAAGCCCTCGTTTGACTTCTGCAACAAATGCCAGACAAGCAGCAAAAGACGGTGATCCAGATGCCTTTGAAAGAGCAACGCAAGTCCCACAAAACTTAACAGTAGATGGCAAGACATTATTCCAAACTGTGCGTTTAGGTCTTAATCTACCAGAAGACCCGCCCGAAAATGAATCTTTTAACGAAAGTATTATCCGTGAAAGCCTATCAGTAGAACAACTTGCACATATTAGTGATAAAGCCCTAGATGATGCTTATCATTATGGTTTATCCACGCCAGGTGCTAACTTTGGTTGGTTAGCAAATATTGAAAGTGCAGGTGCTGCAAAGCGTATGATTGATAGTGGTATCACTGATGTAGATGCAATTGCCAACGCTATCCACGATGGTTGGAACAAGACCGCAATGGCTGATTATATGGGCAAGTTGCAGTTAGATACTCCAACTATTCCCGATAAGAAAAAGAAGCGTTATGCACTTGCCCAACAAACTTATGCACAGTTGCCAGAAGTAGAAAAAGAAAAAGACCGTGTAGTTGCTCGTGCTATGTTGAAAGCGTTGGGCGTTCAAATAAACGAAGACCTAACACCAGACCAATGGGCAGAGTTGCGTATCGCTGATCCAAAAGCCTATATGGGCAATAAAGATTATACTAATCGTCGTTGGTGGACACTGGAGTTTAAGAAGGCTCGTGCTGCTGCTCGTGAAAAGGGTGCGCAACGCTTTGAGTTTCCGCCAGGCAGCAAGAACAGTTACATGGTTGCTCCAGATTTGGCAAACGAAGGTAAAGTAAAACTATATACTGATCCAGACTATTTTGGTGCAGAAGTAGATGATAGCGGGTTTGATTCACTGCCTATCATCAACATTCCTACAAACAAACTTGTTGGATTTGAACCCGATACTAAGATGAAATTACCAAAAGCCAAAGCAAATGTTGCAAAAATTATAGATGGTTTAAAGAAAAATGAAAATATACCACCTATTTTAGTTCGAAAATATAAGAGTGGTTATCAAGTATTAGATGGACATCATAGATTCTGGGCTTATAAAACACTTAAAAAAGATAGCATACCTGCACGATTAGTTCCTGATAGTGATATTGAAGAAATCAGTAAAAACAAAGTTAATGAAGAATTAGAAGAAGGTGAAGGATTTGAACAAGAAGCAGGTATTGGCATAGATGGAAAATCATTTAAGTTTAAAATTAGAGATTTAGTTGCATTTGCAGACAAATATCCTGTTGTTAAAATTGATCCAAAACAATTTGCTGACCAAATTGCAGGTCGTGAAGAAGATGAAACACAATCTATGGCTCGTATGCAAAAAGCAGACTTGCAATATCCAATTATTGTTGTTAAAAGACAAAATGGGCAGTTTTGGATAGCCGATGGCACCCATAGAGCACACAAAGCTATATTGAATAAATTACCAAGTATAAATGCAAAGGTTATTCCTATTGCAGATATGGCGCAATTTGCAGTAAAAGAAAGTGTGGCGGAAGGCTTGAATGAAGTTGCAGAAAAATCTACAAAGGCAGTAGCAAAGTATCAGGCAATGCCTCGCAATGGTCAACGCTGCGATCATTGTACTATGTGGCGTCCTCTGCATGGTTGTTCGGCTGTTAGTGGCAAGATTGCGGCAAATGGTTGGTGTTCATACTACAAGCGTAGTCATCGTAAAGATTTAGATGAAAAAGAAAGTTTAGATGAAGCAGCATCACCAGTGTTGTTCCATTATACAGGCAGCGTGGGTGCAGCATTAAACATTCTTAAGAACAATGAGTTTAAGTTAAGCATTTCTACTGGCACCGTGGAAGCACCGTATGCGCCAAAAGGATATAACTATTTCTTATCTACTACACGCAGCAAAGTAGGCGGCTATCACGAGGTAACAGGCGGCGCTGCCGTTATGTT